CAACAGTGATAAGATAAAAACTTATCTTGGATGGTTGCCTTTAATAGGTATACAGGAAGGGATTGAAAAAACCTATAGATGGATAGAAAAAGACAAGGAAAAATAAATGGAGAAAAAAGTTTTAGTAACTGGAGCTGGAGGATTCCTAGGAAGCAATCTAGTAAAATATCTTTCAGAAAATACTGATTTTAGAATATTTTCTATAGGCTTAAATAATTTAAGAAGAGAAAGATTTCCTAGAGAAATTTATTTTCAGAAAGATTTATTAAGTTCAGAAATTAGACCTGAAATAACGAATTCTATTGATTGGGTTTTTGATTTTGCTTCTGTGGTTGGAGGGTTTAAATTTCTTAATTCTCAATCTGCTTTAATAATGAATAAGGCAACTATGATGAACTTAAATGTTTTGGAAGCTTCTAGAAAGGCTGGTGTTAAGAAAATTTTATTCGCCTCTTCTGCTTGTGTTTATCCTAGAAATAAAAATACCTTTATAGAAGAAGATGCCTATCCAATTGATCCAGAAAACTCTTATGGATTACAAAAAATATTTATGGAAAATGTTTATAGGGAATATCAAAAAACTTATGGAATAGAAGTTTATTTACCAAGATTTCAAAATATTTATGGACCATTTATACAATTTAAGGGAGAAAAAGCAAAAGGACTTGCTGATATTTGTAGAAAAGTAATTTTAGCAAAGGAAGAAATAGAACTTTTTGGAGATGGAAATCAAGTAAGAGACTACACTTATTCAGAAGATGCAATGGAAGGAGTTTGGAAATTAATAAATTCTGATATTCATGAACCAATTAACATTTCTTCTGGAGAAGCAGTTACCATAGATGAATATGCTAGAAAAATAATTTATGTTCTTGGAAAAAATATTAAAATAAATTATACAATGAAAAAAGATACAGGAGTTAATTACAGAGTTAGTTCTAACACAAAGGCAAGAAAGTTTCTTGATTGGATACCTTCAACACCTCTTGAAAAAGGAATTAAAAAAATGACCGACTGGATAAAGGAGGAAATGAAAATATGAAAAAAGTTTTAGTAACTGGAGGTGGGGGATTTTTAGGAAGTAATTTAGTAAAATATCTTTCAGAAAATACTGAACACGAAATATCTTCAGTAGGAAGAAGCCGTGATTTAAAAAGAAATCTTTTTTATAGAGAAATTTATTTTGATTGTGATCTAACAAATTACGATGCTTGTTTATATTTTACTAGGGGCATTGATTGGGTATTTGATTTTGCTGCCATTGCTGGAAATTACAAATTCTTGTTAGATAATGCTGCAGAAATAATGTTTAAAAATATACAAATGAATACAAATATTTTAGAAGCTAGCCGAATAAATGGAGTAAAAAAAATTTTATTTGCTTCCTCCTCTGCAATATATCCAGCAATAGCTTATATTTTTAAAGAAGAAGATGCTTATCCATTAAATCCAGAAAATAGATTTTATGGATTAGAAAAAGCTTACATGGAAAATTTATATTATCTTTATGGAAAAAAATATGGAATAAAAATTTATTTACCAAGAATTCAGATTAACTATGGTCCATTTATTCCTTATACAGGAGTAAAATCAAAAAGTTTTGCCGAAATTTGTAAAAGATTAATTGATATAAAAAATAATGAAACTTTAGAACTTTATGGAGATGGAACTCAATTAAGAGATATGATTTATTCAGAAGATTGTGCAGAAGGTTTGTATAAGTTAATAAATTCTGACATTCATGAACCAATAAATATTTCTACTGGAAAAGGTATTTCTATAAATACTTTAGTTACTATTGCTACAAAATACCTTAATAAGAAAATAAAAATCACTTATAATATACAAAAAGATATGGGAGCACATATAAAAATAAGTGATAATACAAAAATAAAGAATTTGCTTAATTGGGAACCTTTAACTATACATGAAGTAGGAGTCAGAAAAATGATTAATTGGATTAGAGAGGACATGAAAATATGAATACTTTAATAACTGTAGGGGAAAAATAGATGAGTAATATATTGATACTAGGAGCAACTGGATTTATTGGTCGTAATATAATAGAATATTTTAAATCTGCTGATAATAAAATTTTTGTTACTGGAAATAAGAGGAAAGTTGAAGATACATCTTTTGGAAGTTTAAACGCTAATCTTACTACTGAAATTGGAGTAGCAGCAGTTTTTGAAAAAGCAAAATTATATTTTAGAGGAAATATTGATATTGTTGTTCAAGCAGCAGCAACTACCTCTGGAGCTAAAGATACTTTTAATAAACCTTGGTATCACGTAACAGATAATGCTGTAATGAATTCACTAATTTTAAGAGAAGAACTAAACCACAAAATAAAACATCATATTTTCTTTAGTTGCACTGTTATGTATTCGGCACAAAATGGTAAAGTAGATGAAAATACTGTAATAAATGAAATTCAAGATATATATTTTGGTGTAGGGTGGACAAAAGTATATTTAGAAAAAATGTGTAAGTTCTACTCAACTTTAACTAAAACAAAGTTTACAGTTATAAGACACTCAAATATTTATGGACCTTATGATAAATATGGACTTGAAAATTCACATTTCTTTGGAGCAAATCTTACCAAAGTATTAACTAGTAAAGCAGGTGACAATATTATTGTTTGGGGTGATGGACAAGATACAAGAGATTTACTACATGTAAAAGATTTATGTTCTTTTGTAGAATTGATTATTAAAAAACAAACTACTAGTTATGAACTATTTGCTCTAGGTTCAGAGCATAATTATACTACAAATGAAGTAGTTTCTAAAATGATAGAAATAGCCAAAACAAATAATAGGATACTTAATGATTTAACTAAACCATCAATGAAAATTAATTTTACATTAGATTGTTCTAAAGCTCACAAAATAGATTTCTGGATGCCAAAAATAAATCTAGAAGATGGTATAAAACAAACTATAAGCTGGTATAAAAAGTTTTATGATAATAAGTAAGACTCCATTTCGCATGTCATTTTTTGGGGGAGGAACTGATCTTCCCAAGTGGTATAAAGAAAATAATGGAGCAGTAATCTCAACTACTATAGATAAATACTGCTATGTTTTTGTCAAAAGACTACCACCATTTCTTGACTATAATTTTAGAGTTGTTTATAGTATTCAAGAATTAAGAAAATCAATAGAGGAAATTGAGCATCCTGCTGTAAGAGAATGTATTCGTTTTATGTTTATGAAAGAAGAAAAGTTAGAAATTGTTCATAGCGGAGATTTACCAGCTAGGTCAGGTCTAGGCTCAAGTTCTTCTTTTACTGTAGGATTATTAAATGCTCTTTATGCCTTAAATGAAAAAAGAATAAGCAAAGAAAACCTAGCAATTCAATCTATTCTAGTAGAACAAATTTATATTAAAGAAGCAGTGGGAGATCAAGATCAAGTAGCAGCATCTTTTGGTGGATTTAATCATATTACTTTTGATAAAGATGGATTTAAAGTAAATCGTCTATATCATAATGCTTTTTTGAAGGAATTTAATAATCATCTTCTTTTATTTTTTACTGGATTTACTAGAAATGCTTTTGAGATAGAACAAAAAAAGTTAGACAAAATGGAAGAAAAATCAACCTACTATAATAAATTAAATGAAATAACTAAAGAAGCTTTGGTTTATTTTAATGAAACTGCTAGTTTAAATCGTATTGGAAAACTTTTACATGAGAATTGGTTGATAAAAAAGGAACTTTGTGATAAAGTATCTAATATAGAGATTGATAATATTTATCAAGCTGCAATTGATGCGGGGGCAATAGGTGGAAAACTTTTGGGAAGTGGTGGTGGTGGATTTATGGTATTTTTTGTAGAACCTACCAAGCAAGAAAAAGTAAAATATATCTTAAGAAATTTGATGTATGTACCTTTTTGCTTTGAAAATTCTGGAAGTGAAGTTATTTATTATAAGGTAGAAACTTAATGATAGAGGTATGTTATAAAAATATAATGCCTTTAGAATTATGTGTTCAAAAAATATATGACCCAAGAGAAAAAATATGCATAATTGACACATCAAAATCTATAAATCCATATAATTATATTTTAAGGAATAAATAAATGCGTGTAAATTTTGGTGCTCTATCTTTAACACCTAAAGCAAAATCATTGATAAATGAAGCCTTAGATAAAAATAAATTGACAAGTGGAAAGCTTGTATTGGAATTTGAAAAAAAGTTCGCAGAATTTGCTGGAACTAAATATGCCGTAGGTGTAAGTTCAGGTACTGATGCTCTAACAATAGCATTAGCTGCCTTACATGACTATGGCTTACTTCCGGGTCGAGAAGTCATTGTTCCAGCGCTTACTTTTATTGCTACGGCAAATGCTGTCATTCATGCTGGATTTGAGCCAACTTTTATAGATATAAAAAAAGAAACTTTAAATATAGATGAAACTAAGATAGTAGCAAAATTAAATCGTGCAGTAGCAGCAATTATGCCTGTGCATCTTATGGGTAAGCCAGCAGATATGTATACTATTACTAATATAGCTGCTGATTATGGATTAAAAAATAAAGTTACATTACCAATTATAGAGGATGCGGCAGAAGCACATGGAGCAATTTATCATGGAAATAAAGTTGGTTCCATGGGAATAGCTGGTTGCTTCTCTCTTTATGCTGCACATATTATTACTGCTATTGAAGGTGGTATGATAACTACCAATGATGAAAATTTTGCTCGTATCTGTAGATCCTTAAGAAATCATGGACGAGCTTGTGATTGTGAAGTTTGTGTTATTAACACTTCTCCAGCTAGTTGCCCTAGAAGATTTGCTGATGGGTATGATAGAAGATTTGTTTTTGACAGAATTGGCTATTCATCAAAAATGAATGAATTGGAGGCAGCAGTTGGACTTGGGAGTATGGAAATTGCCAGTCAAATTATTGAAAAACGAAGAGAAAATCTTTATAGTCTTACAAAAGGGCTTGATAGGTTTATTGAATTTTATACTATCCATGAAGACAGTGATGAAAAAATTGGGCCTCATGCATTTCCAATCATTCTTCGAGTGGAACAAACCAAACATACTAGAGATGAATTTGGGGCTTACCTCACAAACGCAGGAATTGATTCAAGAACTCTTTTCCAAGCTATCCCAACGCAGTCTAAGGCGTATCAACGATATAACTTTGGAACAAACAACCATCCCGAAAATAGCTACCCCAATGCGGAGTATTGCGCTTCTAATGGTCTCCACATTGGTGTGCATCAAGATATGGGAGAGGCAGAATGCAATTATGTATTGGAAACGATAGAGAAATTCTTAATTGGAAAATAACATATTTAATAAAATTATTTGTATATGAAGAGTTGTATTTAACTAGTAAAGAAAGAGACTATGCAAGTTATAATTTTATGCGGGGGCTTAGGAAACGCCAACAACTTGTAAAGATATAAGCATGGGAACAATATATATTATTACAAATAAAATAAATGAGATGAAATATATAGGGCAAACTATAGAATTTAAAAAAAGATTTAGAAAACATTGTCAATCACATTCTTATGTAGGAAAAGCATTGCGTAAATATGGAGTTGCTAATTTTAATATATTATTATTAAATGATGTCCCAGAAGAAGAACTTAATTATTGGGAAAAATATTATATAAAAGAATGTAATAGTTTAGTTCCAAATGGATATAATTTACAAGATGGTGGATGTGAAAATAAACATCAGCATGAAGAAACAAAAAGAAAATTAAGAGAAATTAGAAAAAATCAACCTCCAACTATGTTAGGAAAACATCATACAGAAGAAACAAAAAGAAAATTAAGTGAAATAACAAAAAAAATGATAGAGTCAACTAGTTTTGGAATTGAAATTAAGAAAACACAATTTAAAAAAGGCAACATTCCTTGGAATAAAGGAATTAAAAACAAATTTTATAAAAGTCCAATGTTAGGAAAACATCATACAGAAAAAACAAAAAGAAAAATGAGTAAATCCCAAAAAGAAATGTGGAAGAAAAGAAAAGATTTATGACGACAATTTTGCTTTGCGGGGGCTTAGGAACGCGCTTAAGAAATGTAGTATCTGATGTGCCTAAAGTAATGGCACCTATTAACGGAAAACCATTTCTTGAATACTTAATAAATTATATAAGGAAATTTAATGTCGGTGAAATCATCCTATCAGTTGGATACAAAGCAAATATCATCAAAGATTATTTTGGTAGCTCTGTTCTTTACGCAGAGGAAAGCACCCCTCTGGGCACTGCAGGGGCAGTATCTTTATGCAAGAATTTCCTTAAAGCTGAAAGTAGCGAATTCTTACTCATCAACGGGGATACTTTTTTTGCTATCGACATTGATGAGTTATTTAGAAAGCATAGAGAAACCAACGCGAATATATCCCTAGCTTTAGCCAGAGTAAAAGATACTCAACGATATGCTAGAGTTTTAATTGACAAAAACAATAAAGTGATTAGAATAGAAAAAGGATTAGAAGGACCCGGATTAATAACTGGTGGTATTTTTGTATTTAAGAAAGAAATGCTAGAGTATTTTCCAGAGAAGGGTTCTCTAGAAGAAGATGTAATTGCTAAATTTATAGATGGAACTACTTATGGATTTCCGTTTAATGATTATTTCGTGGATATTGGTATTGAAAAGGATTATAAGTCATGCATGACATATCTCCCAAAATTTTAGAAGCCTTATTGACGATAAGGAAGGTTGATGAAAAACTTATAGAACTTTATCCTAGTGATAAGATTAAATCTCCAGTTCATCTTTCTATAGGGCAGGAAGGTTGTGCAATAGCATGTCTTCCATTATCTAAAGAAGACGCAGTATTTGGTTCTTATCGTTCCCATGCTTTATATATAGCAAAAGGTGGAGATTTGAAGGCATTTTTTGCTGAAATGATGGGAAAAGTAACTGGATGTTGTAAGGGTAAGGGCGGATCTATGCATCTTTGCGATACAGAAGCAGGAGTTATGGGAACTTCAGCAGTTGTTGCTTCAACTATACCAGTAGCAGTAGGATGGGCATATGCAAATAAACTCAAGGGAAAAAATAATGTTGCTCTCGTATTTTTGGGTGATGGGGCATGTGACGAAGGAAGCTTCTACGAAAGTATTAATTTCGCAGTGTCTAGACTGGTTCCAATTATCTTTTTATGTGAGAACAATAAATATGCCATTCACTCACATGTTAAAGACAGGAATCATATTACAAGTATATCAGATAGAATTAAGGGATTGGGCATTATGCGCCTTTACAATTTTTCCTATGAGACAGAAGAAATATATAATGGAATAGATAGCTATGTAGAAGCGATGAAAATAAATGAATGTCCTAAAGAACCACTATTTTATGAGATAGATACTTATAGAATTTACGAACATGTAGGAATTAAAACTGACTGGCATCTAGGATATAGAAAAGAAGCAGACGCAAAAGAATTTATTGAAAATGACCCATTAAATTTATTTGACTATAAAGGACTTCCTTTATGGCTAGAGGCAATGAAAAAACGAGTTGATGATAAAATAAATGAAGCAGTTAAGTTCGCGGAGGAAAGTCCTTTTCCAGAACCTTTAGAACTTTTTGAGGATTTAATATAATGGGAATAATATATATATTAGAAAATAAAATAAATGGGAAACATTATGTAGGGCAGACTATTCAAACTTTCAACGAAAGATTTAATGGCCATAAAAGTGCTGATTTATATATAGACAAAGCAATAAGAAAATACGGAATTACTAGTTTTGAAATATTCTTATTAGAGAATGTCCCAAAAGAAGAACTAAATTACTGGGAATGTCATTACATAAGTGAATGTCATAGTTTATTTCCTAATGGTTATAATATGTCAACTGGAGGAAATAAAAATAAACATCCTTGTGTTGAAGTAAAAAGAAAACAAAGCGAAGTAAAAAAGGGTAAAAACAATCCTATGTATGGGAAAATTCATACAGAAGAGACAAGAAGAAAAATGAAAGAAAAAAGGGCACTGCAAATTTTTTCAAAAGAAACTAAAAAGAAAATGAGCGAAAAAGTAGTTTCTAAAGAAGTAAAAGAAAAAATAAGTAACGCCAATAAAGGAAACACTTATCGCCTTAACAAACCTCACACAGAAGAAGCTAAAAAGAAAATGAGTGAAAGTCACAAAGGACAAATTCTTTGGAATAAAGGAAAAAAAATTGGAAGTTCAAAAAATGCCTAACAAAATCTTGAGTTACCCAGAAGCAATTAATTATGCTCTTGTAGAGAAAATGACTAGGGATAAAAGTATCTATGTTCTAGGCCAAGGTTCTAATGATAGTGAAAGTGCTATAGGGCCATTCAAGGGATTAAAAGAAAAGTTTGGTGATAGAATTCAAGATGTCCCAATGGCAGAAGAAAGTATAGCTGGTATATGTGTTGGAATGAGTATGAATAATTTAAGAGTTATAAACTCTCATATTCGTATGGATTTTCTTTTACTTTGTTTAAATCAAATTATTAACATGGCAGCAAAAATTCATTATATGTATGGTGGAAAACAAAGTTGTCCTGTAGCATTTCGTTCTATGATAGGACGTAGCTGGGGGCAAGGACCACAGCATAGCCAAAGTTTTTATCCACAATTTATAAATATACCCGGATTGAATATTTATGCACCAGTAATTCCTTATGATGCCGCTGCTTCTTATATGCAGATGTTAGATGATTTTAATCCATCAATAATGATTGAACATAGATTACTTTACTATCAAAAGGGATTAGTTGATGATTACGACTTTATAAAAAATGTTCCAACTAGAGTTCTTAAAGAAGGAACAGATATAACATTAGTTGGGATTTCACAAATGGCAATAGAGTGCCTAAGAGCAGCAAAAATTCTTGAAAAACAAATTGGCATAAAAGCAGAAGTTATTGCTCCAATAAGTTTAAAACCACTAGATATAACTAAAATAGCTAGTTCTGTTAGAGACACTGGTGCTTTAATAGTAGTAGATAATTCTTGGATACAATGTGGACTAGGAGCAGAAATTATTTCTAGATTACACGAGATGGAACTTTCTTTTAAATCAGTTAGAATGGGATTTGCGGAAACAGTTTGCCCCACTAGCCCATCAATTGAAAAATTATTTTATCCAGACCCAGTATCAATAGCAAAGAAAGCTTGTAAAATGCTTGGACATTTATTACCAGATGACAACCCAACAATTGAAAGAGAAGAAATTGAGTTTAAAGGACCGTTCTAAAATAAAAGCAATAGTTCATATTTTTGGATTTGACGCTCCTGCTTTTACTAAAAATGGATTAATTGAAAATGGTATAGCATATCATTATTCTAAAAGAGACATTATAATTTTAATAAATTCTATTTATTATGACATAAAAGGTTTAATATGAAAATATGCGTATTTACAGTTAATGAATTTATGAACCACAAAATAAAAATTTTAGCTAGATGTTTTTCTATTGGTATTACTTGGATAAATACTGATATTGTAAGCATTGGCGATATTAATGATTTTGAAATTTTTCTAGAAATATAAAATGAAAATATGTGTATTTACTGCTAATGAATTTATGAACCACAAAACTTTTGAAGAAATGAAAGTATTTTGGAAGAAGTGGGGGCATGAAGTTTATCAATATAACTTAGCAGAACAACCAACCGACGATTACTTATTTAAAATAAAACACTATCAGGTATATGAAGGTGGTTTAAATTATGCTGAAAGCATTGGAGCAGATATATTATATTTTGATAATTTACTAACCTTTCCAGAATATTTACTAGCCGAACTTGAAGTAAGACCAAATTATAAACCAAAAATTGTTTTTATATTTGCTTATAGAGAGAGTTATAAATCAAAGGCAAGAGCAAATGTAATGGCTAGACTAATAGATAAATCACAAGTAAAAATCCCAGTACTTGAATCATTTATAGGAAATGAAATTGTTCCACCAAGAAATTTTCTTGAAGTAAACCCAAAACTAGACAAAATAAAAGTTATTTACGATAAACATAATTATGAAACACAAGATTTCTGTAAAAACAAAATAATTTCTAGGGAAAAGTATGATTTGCCAAAAGACAAATTTATTCTTCTATTTTTTGGAAGAATTACCAAATCAAAAGGAATAGATTTAATAGTTAAAGCAATGGATAAACTTGGCCCAGAATATTTTCTTTTTATTAAAGGTAATCTGGATTATTTAGATTTTGAACTTAATTTAAAAGATAAACCAAATATAAAATTTATAAATGGATATACTCCAGAAAAAGAACTAGGCTATGTTTTTAGCGCAGCAGATGTATCTGTAATGCCTTATAGATGGCAATATGCTTATGGCTCTAGTGGTAATGCAGTTCTTTCTTCCTTAAGTAGAAAACCAATGATACTTTCAAGTATTTATCCTCTTAATAAATTTATAAAAAAATTTAATCTTGGAAGAGTTTTTGAAAATGACTACTTAAATTCTTTAGTAGAAAAAATAATTGAAATAAAAGAAAATTATGATGAAGTAATTAAGAATGCTAAATTTGAAGAACATTTAAAACTTTTAACCACTACAGAACAAATGGCCGAAATAGTTGCAGGAAAATCTATATGAAAATAGTAACTTATACAGCAAATGCTTTTATGGTAATGAAAACAACTACAGAAATGAAAGTATTTTGGGAAAAAATGGGGCATGAGGTTTTTCCATTTTTTGTAGCAAACAATGAAGAAGATATATTTAGACTAGGCTGTAGGCATTTTCAAATGTATTCTAATGTCTTAAATTATGCTGAAAGCATTGGAGCAGATTTACTTTGGTTTGACAATCTACTATCTATTCCAGAATATCTTCTAGCAGAATTGAGAGCAAGACCAAACTATAAACCAAAAGTAGCATTTATGTTTTCTTTTAGAGAATCCTATAAATCAAAAGCAAGAGCAAAAGTTTTAAAAGATTTAATAGATATGCCACAAGTAAAATTTGCTTTAATAGAATCATTACTTGGAGATAAAATAATTCTTCCAGATAATTGGCTTGAATTAAATCCAAACATGAATAAATGTAAATTTATTTACGATAGAATAAATGAAGAACTACAAGAACTAAAAAAAGATAAAAAGGAATCAAGAGAAAAATATGGTCTTCCACTAGATAAATTTATTCTTTTATTCTTTGCTAGAATTACATACGGAAAGGGAATTGATATTTTAGCAGAAGCAATGAAACAATTACCAGACGTGTTTCTATTTGTAAAAGCTAGTACCATTGGTAATGACTTTATCTGGTTCGCACATGAAGTTTTTAATAAAATGCCAAATGTTAAATTTATAGATGACTGGACTCCACAAGAAGAACTAGGTTATGTTTATAGTTCTTGTGATGTAGTTATCACCCCATATAGAAAAACTTATACTTATGGAACAAGCGGTATTCCCTGTCAGGCAATTCTAGCTGATAGACTTTGTATAGTTCCTAATATATATCCTATTGATGAATATTCAAAAAAATTTAAACTTGGTCCTATATTTGAATCTGAAAACATAGATTCTCTTGTAGAAACTATTAAATATACAAAAAAGAACTATGAAAGTTTAATGAAACTAACTAAATTTGAGAATTGTATGGATGATTTAACTACGATGGAACAAATGGCAAAAATAATAGTGAGTGAAATATGAAAGATAAATACTTTACAAACAAACATTTAATCAAAGATAAAAGCAAATATTCAATTTCTGAAACTGGAAATTACTCTTTAGATGTAACTTGGTATACTACGGGAAAAGGATGCTGGAATTATAGCAGAGGAATAGTAAAAGATGTAAAAACTGGAAATATCATAGCAGATGTAAAAAGAAATTATTCTAGTTTTTGGTTTGAATGGGTAAAACATGAAAATGGAAATGAATATCTTCTTTGTGGAGAAAATTATCAAGGATATACTTGCATAAATCTAACTCAAGAAAAAAGATATGACTATCTTCCAGAAGAGGCAAAAGAGGGAGTAGGATTTTGCTGGACGAATGCCAAAAATTGTGGAAATGAACTAGTTGTAGAAGGATGTATTTGGGCTTGCCCTTTTGAAGAAGTTATATATGATTTTTCTAATCCAGATGTTATTCCTTATAAAGAAATAAATAGAAAGTATTTAGACGAAGATGAAGACTACGAAGACGATATTGATTATTCTGGAGAAACTGATTAATGCCTAGCATACTTATAAGTGGCCCAAATGGATTCGTGGGTTCTCATCTAATAGAATTTCTACAAAAGCTAGATAAGGACATTTCTATTTCAGGAATTTGTCGATGGCGTTCCAATAAAGAAAACTTCATTGATGCCAAACAAAATTTTCAATTATTTGATGCTGATTTACTAGACCTAGGTTCTTTAATTAGAGTTTTAGATTATGTTAAACCAGATATAATTTTTCACCTAGCAGCACAAAGTTATGTAGTTTCAAGTTTTAATTATCCAGTTCAAACTATTACTACCAATATAATTGGAACTGTTAATTTACTTGAAGCAATTAGAATTTTAAAACTAGATCCAATAGTACATATTTGTGGATGCTATGATGAAAAAACAGAACTTTTAACTAAAAGAGGTTTTATAAAATATAATGAAATTAAAGAAGATGATAAAGTAGTATCTATAAATCCAGAAAATAATGTAATTGAATATAAATCAATTAAAAAAATAATTATAGATGACTATAGTGGGGACATGATAAACATTAATACAAGAAGTATTGATTTATCAATAACTCCAAATCATAAAATTCTTTTTAAGAAATTACCGTATAAAAAACTAGAATTTATAGAAGCTCGTGAAATAAAAGATAAAAATGCTAGATATTATTTGCCTAATGGAATTTTTGTAGGTAAAAAAGATAAATTTTTAAAAATAGGAAGTGTAGAACATTCTACGGTAGATATTTTTTATCTAACTGGATTATATATAGGAGATGGCTATAGTAATCATCAAATAAAAAAAATAAAAAATAAATCTGGACTAGAAAGAAACGATTTCTTAAAATTTGCTAGGGGAAGAGATGGAAAATTCATAAAGATAAAAACCGAAGGAAGAGAATACTCCTTACAAAATTCTTATAGAATATTTCTCTGTATTCCAGAAAAAGATAAGGCCAGAAAAAAAGCAATAGAATGCCTCAATAATTTAAAAATAAACTATAAATTATATAAAGATACAATTTATTTTAATTCAAAAGATTTTTATGAATTTTTTAACAATATGGGTCATACAGCAAAAGAGAAAAATATTCCGGAATGGATGTTAGAATTTGATTTAAATTATTTAAATTGTCTATACAATGGTTTAATAGATTCGGATGGTTCTTATTATAAAACTGGAGAAAGATTTACTACTATTTCTGAAAAGTTAAGAGATTCATTTTCTAGACTTTGTATTTTGACTGGAAGATTTAATACTTTTTGTGAAAGAAAGAACAGAAAATCTATTTTCATAAAAGATAGAGAAGTTAATTGTAAAACTAGTTATGATTTTTCAGTTTCTAATAAAGAAAGAATGTTTGAAGGAAAAAATATTAAAAAAGAAAACTATGTTGGAAAGATTTGGTGTCTTGAAATAGAAGATACTCATAATTTTGTAATAAGAAGAAATGGAAAAACTCATTTTTGTGGAAACTCTAGTGAAGTTTATGGAATGGTAGATAAAAAATATGTCCCAATACGAGAAGATTGTCCTTTTAATCCTTCTTCACCATACGCCGTTGGAAAAGTGGGAGAAGATATGGCGGCGTTACAATACTTTAACTCCTACTCAATTAAAACAATTAGGACAAGAGCGTTTTCTCACACTGGTCCTAGGAGAGGAGAGGTATTCGCTGCTTCTGCGTTCGCTAAACAACTTGCTGCAATTCGGCTTCAATTACAAGACAACAAAATCTTTGTTGGAAACCTTGAGTCAGTCAGAACGTTTTCAGATGTTAGAGATACTGTCCGGGCTTATTGGTTTGCCGTAACACTCGGAGTATCTGGGGAAGTTTATAATATAGGTGGAATACAAACAATTAAAATCGGCGATTTGTTAAATAGGCTATTTCAAATTTCAGGACTTAACCCAGAAATTCAAGTAGTAGAAAAACTAATACGGCCAAGTGATGTTACTTCACAAATTCCTTGTGTAGAAAAATTTACAAAACAAACAGGATGGAAGCCAGAAATACCTTTAGATAGAACTTTAATAGATTTATATAACTACTGGTTGATACAACTTAAACAGAATCCTTGGAAACTAAAAGGAATTATGGATAATATATGAATTTAAAAATTATTGTATTAATAGACTTATTTAGTACAGAAAATAAGTTTATAGAATTAGCTGCTTTAATTCATAAAGTAACTTATAATCTAGCAAGTATTGAAATAAAAAAAATATGTTGAAAATAGAATATTTAGCAAAATTATTTAAAAGTAATTTTGGAGTTCATGGACTTGGAGAACTTATTAAAATATATTTTCAAATAAAAGTATTAACTGAATGAAAATACTTTACTTAAATGGTGGAGCCACTCCAATAAAAGATAAGGCCATTGATAAAATTCGTGCTTTAGGGCATGAACTTATTTTTTATGATCCAATGCTAGATCTAAATGAAAAATTTAAATGGGAAACTAGGCACTTTCAAATATATCAAAAAGTTTTAAATATAGCAGAAGATATAAAAGCAGACATTTTATATTTTTCCACTTCTGTAATGCCAGAATATTTACTCTTTGAATTAAAAACAAGACCAAATTATAAACCTAAAATTATTTTTCATCTTATGCTTCGTGGTTTAAATCGCTCTATGGCTAGATGTTTAGCCTTAAAAGAACTTATTGACATGCCACAAATTATTAGAGTTGTAGCCAACACAATGATAGTGGAAGGAATTAGATTTCCGGAAAATATGATTAAAGTCGGAACAAATTTTAATAAAATTAAACTTATAAGCGAAAGCTTTAATGAAGAATCGGAAGATCTTTCTATTTTTGAAACGTCTCAAATAGAAGCAAGAAAATACTTTCTAATAGAACCAAAAGAGTTTGTAATTCTTCTTTCTGGAACTTGGGCATATATAAAAGGTGTAGATATATTTATTGAAGCTTTAAAATACATTGAAGAAGATATTAGAGTAATCATTCACAGGCATAAATTTGGAGAAGATAAAACTTTAGATCCAGATTTACTTCAAAAAGCGTATAAGTATCATAAAAAAATATTCATATACGATAAATGGTTTAACTCAAAAGAATATCCACTTTTATTTAAAGCGGCAGATGTTATTGTTTGCGCTCATAGAAAATCTTACGAATATTCTGAATCAGGCATTCCGGGTCTTGCTGCAAAAGCAAAAAGATTAGTTGTTGTTCCAGACTTTTATTTCTTTAATGAAATAATTAGTCGATATAAATTCGGAGAAGTATATCAACCAGAAGATCCTATTTCTATGGCCAATACAATTAATTTAGTAAAGAATTCATATGCTAAAATATGGTCTGGAGCTAATTTCAATGGAGTTACTCTAGATTATAAAGAAATATCTGATATACCATTAATGGCTTTAGAGAACTTATGAAAATAGTTTATTGTAATGGAAATCTTGTAGAATTTATAGATCCAGCAATCAAAAAATTAGAAAATGCTGGTCATGAAGTAATTTTTTACGATCTGACAAAAGCTAGTCAATCTGAAAGAATTATGTGGGAAATGCGACATTTTCAAATGTATGAAAGAATTTTAAATCTTTGCGAAAAAGAAAATGTTAATCTACTTTATTTTAGCTGCCCCATAGGTTGTCCAGAAGTTTTTATTTATGAAATGAAGGCTAGACCAAACTTTCCAGCTAAAGTAATTTCTATTTTTCAATTTAGAGAAATGAAACGTTCATTTACTAGATCACTTGTTATGAAAGATTTAATAGAACTTCCTCAAGTGGCTAGAATAGGAATTTCTACCATGATAGTAGATAACATCATTCTTCCTGAAACCATGAGAAGAGCTGGTATAACTAAAGATAAAATAGTTTTTTTAAATGAACCATTTAATGAACCACCAGAAGCATTTAATAGTTTAACAAAATCAAATTGCCGCAACAAACTCAAAATAGATCCTGATGAATTTGTGGTTTTGTTTTCTGGAAGCTGGAACTATATAAAAGGAGCAGACATATTTGTAGAAGCTCTTAAGTATATAGATAAAGATTTTAGAATTCTTATTCATAAAAATAGAGAAATAGAAACAGATCCTACTTTAAAAACTGGATTAATAGATAAAGCATTAAAAGAACATCCAAAAATAATTATAATTGAAAAATGGATTCCAAGAGGAGAAATGGCCCCCTTATATGTAGCTTCTGATGTTGTAGCTTGCGCTCATAGAAGATTGTATGAATATTCACTATCAGGAATTACAGGAATGGCTTCTGAGGCCAAAAGACCTGTAGTGGTTCCGGACTTTTATTTCTTCAATGAAATAGTTAAAAGATATAAGACTGGAGTAACTTATATACCAGAAGATCCATTGGATTTAGCTCTTGCCATTAACTATACAAAAAACAATTATAATAATATAATGAAAGAAGCTAAATTTGAAGAATCTATAAAAGATTATTTTGAAATAACAAATACACCACTTAAAATAATAGGAACAATATGAAAATAGTATTTTTAACTTTTTTTTCTGAAAAAGATCTTCAAATACAAATTAACAAATTAAGATCTCTGAATCATGAGGTAATTTTCTATGATTGCCACTTTGATAAAAGTGAAGAATTTAGATTTAAAACTCGTCACTTTCAAATGTATGAAAATGTTTTAAATTTTACCCAAAAAGAAAAAGCGGATATTTTATATCTACATGATTATTTAAATGTTCCAGAATTTTTATTACACGAATTGAAAGTTCGTCCAGAATTTACTCCAAAGATTGTGTTTTCTATGCAATTGAGAGAAGTCAATAGATCTCTAGCTAGAGCAAACACAATTAAAGAATTGCTAGATATGCCTCAATTAGCAAGAGCTATGACTTTTAGCATGGGGCTCACAGATTATTCATACCCAAAAACTATGATAGACGTAGGAACTAACTTCAACAAGATAAAAAATCTTGGAGAACCTTTTAATGAAAATCCTAATTTTAATATTACCAAAGAAGAAGCTAGAAGAAAATTTGGAATTCCTCAAAATGCTTTCGTAATTTTATGGAGTGGTAGGTGGGTTTATTCTAAAGGTCCAGATATATTTTTAGAGGCAATTAAAAAGATGGATAAAGATATTTTTATTTTTGCTCATTCCAACCCATCTGAATCAGATTATAGTGGAGAACTATTAACACAATGGTTTAAAAGATTTTACCTAAATTCTAAAGTTATATCACAATTATTCAAAAGAGATGAAATGAAATATGTTTATTGTGCGGCTAATTTGGCTATTTGCTCTCATAGAAAAATTTATGAATACGCTCAAAGTGGAATTCCGGGAATGGCAGCCCTAGCCAAAATTCCTATAATAGCTCCTGACTTTAATTATTTTAATGAAATAATAAAGAGATATAAAGTAGGGATTATATATACTCCAGAAGATCCCATAGCTTTAGCGCATGCTATAAATAATGCAAAAATAAATTATAATAAAATTGTAGAGCAAGCACAATTTGAAAAGTCTTTAGAGGGATACATTAATTTTGAAGATATTCCTGTTTTAGCGCTGGAGGGAATTTGAAAATATTTTTTTACGATAAAGCAGAAGGAGAAATGGCTGAATACTTTAAAGAAAGAATAGTTGCAGAACTAGTAAGACTTGGCCATCAAGTAGAAACATTTTCACAATCAATTAAAGAAGATAAATTAGTAAGAGATAGACATTTTCAAATGTACGATCATATTTTTAACATTCTTAAAAATAGAGATTACGATCTTTTTTTTCATAACAATTTTTTAGCTGTTCCAGAATATTTCCTAGCGGGATTAAAAGCAAACCCAGAAATTAAAACAAAAATAGTTTTCTTTTTTCAATTTAGAGAAATAAATAGGTCTATGGCTCGCGCCTTAGTTTTAAACGAAATTTTAGAACAAAAGCAAGTTTATAGAGCCATTGGTATTTCTATGGTAAAGGACCCCTTAGTTCCCAAAAATTATATCGCATCAGGTATTGGAAATAGTAATAAAATTAAAATTATCAATGAAACGTATACCGAACCAAGAAAATCTTTTATAAACAAAATTCAAAGACCTCACAAACCTTTTACTATAGGTTATTTTGGAAGACAAACAGAAGCAAAAGGCATAGATATTTTTCTTGAAGCTACTAAACACATAGATAAAAGTATAAAGATTTTAGTAAACATGCCCCATAAAGAATGGTTTTGGGAAAATACAGAGGAAAGAAAAAAATTTAAAAGAATTAAAATAGATAGTCATTTTTATCCAATAGGGCAATTACATAAATTTGTTGATAAACTAGATTTAATTATTTGTCCTCACAAGAGAAGCTATGAATATGGAGAAAGTGGAATGCCCGGAGTTGCTTTTTCTGCTGGTATACCTATAATTGCTCCTGACTTTTATTTCTTTAATAAAATAGTAAAAAAATATAAGACTGGGCTTACATTTATTCCAGAAAGTCCTAGATCACTTGCTAACGCTATAAATATTGCAAAGTATCTTTATGAAGAATTAATTTTTAAAGCTAATTTTGATGCTGCTCTAGACAACTATATAGAAATAGAAGAATATGCAAGGATAGCTGTAACATAGTTACAAAAAAATCGGAGAAAAATATGGATTTTAAAAATAAACGTGTATTAGTTACTGGTGGCGGCGGAATGATTGGAATGTCATTAGTTGATAAACTTATAAATAGAGGAGCAAATGTTTATGCTGCTTCTTTAGATATAGGAAATGAACTTCCAAAAAAAGCTAATTTTATAAAAATGAATCTGACAGAACTTCATAATTGTTTACTAGTTTGTGAAGGAATAGATTATGTATTTCATCTAGCAGGCATTAAAGGTTCTCCTAAAATGTGTAAAGAGCAACCAGCTAGTTTTATGGTTCCAACTATAATGTTTAACACAAATATGTTAGAAGCAGCTCGTATAAAAGGTGTAAAGAGATTTCTTTATACCAGTTCTGTTGGTGTTTATGCTCCTGCTCCGCTATTGACTGAAAATGAAGTTTGGAAAACCTTTCCATCGGAAAATGATAAATTTGCTGGTTGGGCAAAAAGAATGGGTGAACTTCAAATAGAAGCTTATAATATTCAGTATGGAATTGATATGTTTCGTATAGTAAGACCAACTAATATTTATGGACCTTTCGACAATTTTAATCCAGCTAATGCAATGGTTATTCCATCTATCATTAATAGAGTTGCTAGTGGAGAAAATCCATTAAAAGTTTGGGGAGATGGAACACAACAAAGAGATTTTATGTTCGCAGATGATTGCGCAGATGGAATGGTTAAGGTATTTGAAAGTAATGAAACACGTCCGGTAAATCTTGGATATGGACCTCCGGGAAATACAATAAGAGAAGTTGTAGAACTTATTGTAAAATACTCTAAAAATAAACCAGAAATCATGTGGGACACTTCAAAAACATCTGGAGATAAAATTCGTGTCTTAGATGTAAGACTTGCTCATTCCATTGGATTTGATGCTTCTACAAACCTAGAGAAAGGGATTAAAAAAACAATCGAATGGTATGAAGTTAATAAAACTAAAGTTAGCGGAAGATACAATATCTTCAATCAAGGTAATTATAATGAATGAATCTAGAGAAGAAATAATTGATAAAACAATAGAAAGTGAAATTAATTGGCTAAGAAATGGTTTTAAAGTATTAATTATGGCTTACTGGAAAAAAGATAGTCTTGAAAAGAGATATAATAGAACTATTTCTAATGTTGAGTGGGAGCATTTTATAGCTTATATGAAAACTAAAGGATATTTGGTGAATAATATTGTCTATGAACTTTCCGACAATTATTTTAAAAATGAAGAAGTTTAAATTTAGAAAAAGAAGAAATTCTTTTAAAAAAATAATGTATCTAGTAGAAAATATTTTTAACTGTGATACTTCAATTAACCGAATTACTAAAGTAGGATTAGGGATATACCTTTTTAAAAAACATAATTTTGGTAAATAATGAAAATACTATTAGTTAAATTACGTGAACCAGTTATAAATGCCCCAATAGTTCCATCTCTAGGTTTATGGAGTTTAAGAGCGGTAATCAAAGCTGCCGATCCAAAAGCTATTGTTAAAATTTGCGATGAACAAAAAGGACAAAGCTTAGAAATTTTTCTCCCAACTGAAAAATGGGACATAGTTGGTATATCTGCTATGTTTGCGGTTCAATACTATCAATTTATAAAAGCTGCTGCTATGGCTAAAGAAAGTGGAGCTAAAGTTATAGCTGGAGGAATTCTTGGTTCTCAAATAGCTTCAAAATTTCCAAATCTCGTAGATGATTATTGTGTAGGAGAAGGAGAAAATTGGCTATCTACTAAATTCTTTAATAAGAAAATAGAAGGATTAGATAATTTTCCTATTCCAACTTTTACAGAAAAGGAAATAGAAAGTTATTGGGAAAAAGAAAAACCTTTTGGCCTAACTTCTAAAACTAATAGATGGGCTCCTTTTGAAGCTTCGAGAGGTTGTCCTAGAAGTTGTGATTTTTGTATTGTTCCAAGTTATTGGGGGCACTGGCGTCCTTACTCAATTCCTAATATAAATAATAGAATGTCTTATTTAAAAGATAAGAATATAGAAGAATTATTTATTAGCGACGATAGCATGTCAGCAAATAAAGAACACTTTCTTAATGTGATGGAAAGATTTAAGTATTATAAATTTTATTGGAGCACGCCAAATGGATTTTCTGCCAAAACAATTTTAGATGATGATTGCTTCAAAGCTATCACAAAAACAAATTGCTGGCAATTACAAATTGCTTTCGATGCCACTACAGATAAAAGTGCTACCTTAATTGACATGAAATCAAAATTTGTAGAATATGAAGATGCTTTGAAGATCACAATTCGTTTAAAGAACGCAGGAATAAAAAGTGTCGGTTTTTTTCTTATTGGTTATCCCGGACAAACATTGAAGGATATGCAGGATACTCTGGATTTTGCTAATTCTTTACCACTAGATAATAGGCATATCCATATTACTACACCTTATCCAGGAACAGATTTATTTAGAAAATGTATTGAAGATGGGTGGCTAGATTGTAAACCAAGTGAAATTTATTCTAAGCTTATAAACAACAAATCATATCAAATTTCTATCATTAAAACTCCAGATTTTACCTCTGAACAAGTAGTAGAGTTAAGGGAAGAAGACCGCTCAAAGGCTTTAAAAAAAAGGAAAGGATTATTATTATGAAGATACTTGTTGTCGGAGGATCCGGATATTTGGGAAGCATTTTAACTGAATATTTAATAAATAAAGATTATGATGTAACAGTTTTAGATAGTTTAATAGATGGACAAGTTGGTGCTTTAAACCATGTTTGTCATAGTCCTTATTTTAGTTTTGTTCGTGGAGACGTTAGAAATGAAGAACTTTTGAAAAAAATAATTCCTCAATTTGATGTAATTATAAACTTAGCTGCTTATGTAGGAGAATTTGCTTGCAGAATAAATCCTTGGGATGCGTGGGCAGTAAATTACGAAGCAGTGAAAACTATTTGTAAGTTAAAATCAAAGGACCAGCTACTTATATTTCCAATGACTAATAGTGGTTATGGAACTACTGATGGAAGCATTTATTGCACGGAAGAAACTCCACTTAACCCAATTTCTATTTATGGAAAAACGAAAGTAGAAGCAGAAAAAGTTGTTCTTAATGCAGAAAATTCTATTGTTTATAGACTAGCAACTGTATTTGGAATGTCGCCTAAAATGAGATGGGAACTTCTTGTAAATTTTTATATTTATGAAGCAATGCGTAATAAATATTTACTAATTTTTGAAAAGAATTTTAAACGAAACTATGTCCATGTAATGGATGTAGCAAGATGTTTTGAATTTACAATAAAGAAACAAATTGATTTACTAGGGCTACGTGAAAAATTGCACCATAAAGTTTATAATCTTGGATTAAATGAAGCAAATCTATCCAAAGAAGAATTAGCTTTAAAAATTAAAGTACTACTTCCAGATTTATATATTCACTTTAATGATTTGGAAACTGACGTTGATAGAAGAAATTATATTGTCTCAAATGAAAGACTTAACTCAGAGGGATTTAAGGCAATTTATACTATAGATCATGGTATCAAAGAATTAATAAAGGGGTTTAATCTTTTAGGTGGTTCAAGGATTTCAAAATTTAATGTATAAAATTGTAGTTTTCTCCGAAAATAAAATCGCCAACTATATAAATAATCCTTTTGTAGAAATTGTAAAAAAGGATTTAAAAGATGAATGCTTGGTTTGGGATACTGACTATCAAAAAGATTTAGAATACTTATCTAAAAATAAAGATATTAGAGTTTATGAAAAAGTCCTAGATTTTTGTTGTGAAAATAATATAGAATTTCTTTATATTGTTTATTTACACCAACCAGAACATTTACTAGCAGAGCTAAACTCAAGAGAATTTTTAGAAAAAAGAATTAAGACTAAAATAATTTTTGCTACTGACTGGCGATTGACTACTCTTTCAGATGCTAGAATTGTTGCTACTGCAGATTTATTATTAAAATCTTGTATTTATAAAATGATAACTTTTTCCAACCTTGGTCCAAAAGCATATTATCCGAAAATTATTCTTAGAGACATATTTTTTCAGCATCCTAAAATAACAGGACTTTATTGTCCTCCACTTGCTAATGTAACACCATTCATAAAAGAATTAGGGAGAGCTAGATTTAAAGTTCCTCAAGACAAATTTATTTTACTTTATTTTGGAGCCTTATATTATGGTAAAGGAATAGATATATTATTGGAAGCAATGAAATTACTAGAAGATAAAGATATACACCTTTTTGTTTCTTCTTCTAAAGAAAAAATAAATTTCGATTTAAATAAGGAATTATTTAATGTCTCGAACATACAATGGAGCGGTAGAGAAGCTTCTAATGCCCAGCTCACCGATATCTTCTCAACTGCTGATGTGGTGGTATTGCCATACAGAAGAACCTACGAAAATTGCGGTTCTAGCGTACTTGTTCAATCTTGCCAAGCACATCGCCGAGTTATAATGCCTAGCATAACGCCATTTAAAGAAATAGTCAGCGAATATAAGATAGGAGCATTATTTGAAGCAGATGATCCAACTGATTTAGCACAAACAATTAAATTAATGAAAAGAGATTATCAAAAATTTCCTAGCGATGGATTTGAAAAATACTTATCAAAAATACAAAAATGGGAAACTTTCACTAAAAATTTGCTTGACAACAAAGCAATAAAAATATAAAATATAGAAAGAGGAAAATATGGGAACTGAAGTTTTAAGCGTCATCTTTACGCATTTACCCAAAGATGAAATGTTAAAACATTATAATTGGCACAAGAAACGATTATCTGATGTAAGAGTAATCTGGGATATAAAGGAAATACCACCAGATAAATTTGAAGATCCAAAAGATCCAAATATTTTACCTATGGAACTTACTGATTTATGGTCTATGTTACATAAGTATTATACTTTATGTCTTACTTGGTTTCTTAAAGAAAAACCTGAATATTTCATACTTATGGAACGAGATGTAGCAATTGTATCAAAAGATTTTGAAAGAAAAATAATTGATTACATGAAAGAGCATAAAGTAATGGTTGCATTTCCTTGGCTAGATTCCAAATGGACTAATCCAACTCATCCATTTAACACAGCTTTGGAAAGTATTGATGCAAAACAATGGACTATTCCAGCGCTTACAGTTATTAAATGGGAAGCTTTACAATATTATGGGCAATCAATGATTCATGTTCCAGATTACTGGGGAGAAATTCGTTTCCCATCAGTTCTAGCTCATGCTGGAATGCAGGTAATAGCAAATCCATTTGTAACAGCTAAATATTTTAATTCTCCTCCAAAGGGAGATACTCCAGAAGAATTAAGAAGTATGTCAAAGGAATTAATCACAGAAGCAATTAAAGGTGGCTGGAAAGCTTTACATCCCATTAAAAATTATAATTTGCTAGATTTTATTCAAGGAGAAGTTGATAAAAATGAGAAAGAAATTTCAGAAAAGATTTCATTTCCACCAAAAATCTAAAAAAAGGAAGAAAATATTTTGAGGAAGAAACAATTAAGAAAATTTCCATTTAGGAACAGACTTTATAATGAATTAAGAAAAATGACTGATATGCCTATGACTATTATTGATAGTAATGGACACGAAATTGCATTAAATTTTGCTAAACATTTAATGTTTAACAGACCTTACAAAAATCAAGAATATCAAAGAGAACTCATGAGACACGCTCAGAGAATGGGTAAATAGGAGATAACATGTTACCAAAAGAATCAATTGACAGAATTAAAGGTTTATTTTCGGATTGGCTAGATTTAAATGATGCTAAAAAAGGTATTACCAGTCAAATGAATGAACTGATAGGAAATGCGGCAGAAGCTGGCGGAGTTAAAAGAACAGTAATGCGAAAGGCATTCTCTTTTATCAAAACTAAAAAAGAGCGTTCCATTGATGAACTCGATGAAATTGTTTCGATCTTCATGGCAATCGAGGACCGCTGATCCTTCACGCCACATATATAGCATTAAGGAGTGCTATATGGGAACGATTTATATTTTAAGAAATATAGTAAATAATAAATGTTATGTAGGACAGACAATACAATTCTTTAAAGAAAGATTTAGGCAACATCAAACTTCGCATTCTATTATAGGTAGAGCATTGAGAAAGCATACAATTGCTAATTTTGACAAATTACTTCTAGAAAATGTTCCAGAAGAGGAACTTGATTACTGGGAAATTCATTATATTCAAGAACTTAATTCTGTCTCTCCTAGTGGATACAACCTTACTTATGGTGGAGAAGGTGGGAGAAAATCAGAAGAAGCAAAAAGAAAAATTGGTGAGGGAAGCAAAGGGAAAATAATTTCAATAGAAACTAGAAAAAAAATTAGTGAATCAATGAAAGGTGTTAATACTTGGATGAAAGGAACGCACCCTTCAGAAGAAACCATAAAAAAGAAAAAAGGAAAAATTCCTTGGAACAAAGGATTAACTGATATTTATTCAGAAGAATCTAAAAAGAAAATGAGTGAAAAGCATAAGGGAAACGCTAATATGCTAGGCAAACACCACTCAGAAGAATCTAAAAAGAAAATGAGCGAAACTCACAAAAGCATGTCAGAAGAAACTAAAGATAAAATGAGAGAAGCAAAACTAGGAAAATTTCTTACGGAAGAGCATAAAAGAAAAATTGGTGAATCGGGAAAAGGAAGACGCCACACAGAAGAAACTAAAAAAGAAATGAATAAAGCAAAAAAAGGAATTCCTCTTTCAGAAGAACATAGAAAAAAATTAAGCGAAGCACATAAGGGTGAAAAACATTCTAATTATGGAAAGCATCTTTCAGAAGAAACCAAAAAAAGAATAAGTGAAGCAAAGCAAAGCAAAAAGGTAAAGATAAAAGCTAGAGGTATAAACCAATGGCCGGAGATGTTGATTACAAAAAAGTAGCAAAAGATGTAGAGATAAAAGACGATAAGATTTTATTAGAATGGTATGACGCAATGCTTCAGCAGGGAGAAATGGATAATATACCTGGAGCAAATCAAGAACCTAGACCTATGGAAATAGAAATTAAAGCTAAGGGTGATGGAGAAGTAGAAGCTGGAGATGATATTAAAAATATAGAATCTTGGGCTGAAATTCATAAAGCAAAAGCATTTGCTAAAGCTCTTTTAGCTAAACTTGATCTTATGTCTGGTGAAACTCCTTCTGAAGAAGCAGAAGAAAAAAAGAAAAAATATAAAGTAGAAATAAAAGCCCTAACTGCAAAAATAGTGGAAATAATTAATGGCGACAAATGATGAAGAAATATTAAAAACCCTGAAAGAAATAGCAAATTTAATTAAAGTGCAAACAAATATTTTAGATAGCTTACATAAATTATTTAATCAACTTAATGCCGAATATTTAATTGAGACACATAAAGATGGCCTCATAGATAAATTAGAAACCTGAGAATAACTCAGGTTTCTTAATTATTGGAGATACTATCTTGATTTTTAACCTAAATGAATTACTATGTAGAAGTCCCATCCAAGTAGATTTAAGAGATAGCTTAAAGTATATAAAAAATAAAAGAGTTTTAATAACTGGAGCTGGTGGAAGTATAGGTAGTGAATTATGTCGACAAATGTTATTTGCGGGAGCAAAACGTTTATTCTTATTCGGTCATGGAGAGGACTCCATATACAGAACGATAAACGAACTAGTATTAATGCAGAAGCAGGGGCATGGAGAGAAAACAAATCTAATACCAGTAATTGGAGAACTCCAGGACAAGAACTTCATACAATTTCTTTTAGAACGTTTAAGAGTTGATGTAATTTTTCATACTGCTGCTCATAAACATGTCCCGATGATGGAGGCAAATCCAGTTGAAGCAATCAAGAATAACGTATTTGGAACCCTTAACTTGGTTAATGCCATTAAAAATACTGGCATTGGTAAATTCATTTTCATCTCCACTGACAAGGCAGTTAATCCTATCTGCATCTATGGTGTCAGCAAGGCTTTATCTGAAAGAATTATACTTGGAGCTGCAAAAGAACACCCTTCCTTTCTGGCGGTTAGATTTGGGAATGTCATTGGTTCAAAAGGTTCGGTAATACCACTATGGATAGATCAAATCAAGTCAGGAGGTCCTATAACAATTACTCATCCTCAAGTAAAGCGGTTCTTTATGTCTATTCAGGAGGCCGTCTCCCTGGTTATCAAGATAGGCGGAAATGGAAAGGGAGGAGGACTATACATACTGGATATGGGAGAGCAAATTCTAATCCAAGATATAGTAAGTCGCTTGGTGAGACAAGCTGGTTTAGAACTTGACAAAGATATAAAAATAGAATATACTGGATTAAGGCCAGGTGAAAAACTTGAAGAGACACTCTATAATAAAGAAACAGAAACAACTTCTGAGACAGAAATGCCAAGAATATTTTCAATTACAAAAAATGAAGAAATTATGGATGTGGATTTTGATGAATGTATTCAAGCACTCGCGCCAATTTGCTACTACAATGAAATTTTATCAGATAAGTTTAGAGACAGAAAATTACTTAGGAATGCTTTAAAAAAAGTATTCCCAACGTTAGGAGTTCCTAGAAATGTCACGCGCTACTAATAATGTTGATTTTATTCCTTTTCATAAAGCCTATATTGGAAAAGAAGAAGAAGAAGCAGTAATTGAGGTATTGCGAAGTGGTTGGCTTACTACTGGAAGTAAAGTTGCTCAATTTGAGAGTGAATTTGCTACTAGTGTAGGAGCTAAACATGCAATAGCAGTAAGTTCAGCAACAGCTGGACTTTTTCTATCGTTAAAAGCATTAAACTTACGTGAAACCTATCATGTAATAACTACGCCTTATACTTTTATTTCTACAGCAGAAATAATAGAGTGGTGTAAAATGTGGCCTCATTTTGTAGATGTGGAAGAAGAAACTTACAATATAAATGTTAACAATTTACCTATTTTAAAAAAAGTAGAAGAATATTTTCCAGCAATTATTCCAGTTCATATAGCTGGAGTAAAATGCGACATGGAAGGTATTTATAAAGCAATGCCTAAATCTCTTGTAATAGAGGATTGTGCTCACTTCTTCCCATCAAAATTTGACGAACGTTCAGCTACTGCTGTCTATTCTTTTTATGCCACTAAATCAATTACGACAGGTGAAGGTGGAATGGTTGTAACAAACAATGATTATATAGCTAAAAAAATTCGTTCTCTTAGTAATCATGGAATTTCGAAAACTACTTATGATAGATATACATCTACAAAAAATAAGTGGTATTATGAAGTTAATGAACTTGGATATAAATATAACATGGCAGAAATCCCAGCTGCTCTTGGAATTGTGCAATTAAAAAAAGCAGAAGAAATGTTACAAAAAAGAAAAATAATAGCAGAAAAATATAATAAAGCATTTAATAAATTTGATTTCATAAAAACTCCTGTAAATAGACCAGATAATACTTGGCATCTTTATATTGTGAGAATAGTGATAGAAAATTTAATTATTAATAGAGATACTTTTATAGAAAAACTTACAAATGCAGGAATTGGAATTTCTGTTCATTTTATTCCCTTACATATGATGCCTTATTATCAATCAAAAAGATTAAATTTTCCAGTAGCTGAAAAACTTTTTCTTTCAAGCATTAGTCTTCCAATATTTCCAAGTATGATAAATGAACAAATAGAATATATAATTGAGATAGTTAAAACTATAGGAGAAGAGTGGCACAAGTGAGAAAAAATAAGAACATAATTTTTGTAATACTGGGATTTGTTGTAGCGGTAATTTCTCTGACAATAATTTTAGGTTTAAGTTCTGGAATAATAGCAAGAAAAATTCAAACTATTATTCCCTCTAATACAATAATAGAGAGAATAGAAGAAAAAGAAAAATATTTACCATCCATAATACGAGAAGATATAAATAGGGTAATTATTTATAATGCTTCATTTTTTGTAAATAAATATAATCAAGAAATCGGTAATGCTAAAGTAGCAGAAAGAATTATTATAATTTCTTTAGAAGAAAAGGTTCCGATAAATATATCAATTGCTACTGCTTTTGTTGAAAGCAAATATGATCCTTTGTTTAATAAAAATAGAAAAATTGTAAATAATGATGGTTCTATGGACAAAGGTATTATGGGACAAAATAGTAGAAGTTTCCCTAAAGTTGATCCATTTGATTTAGAAGAGCATTTAAGAGCTACAATTACTTATCTTAGACAAAAATATGAAAAATATGGTAGTTGGGAGAAGGCTATTATTTTTTATAATTGTGGCAGTGAAGAAAGATTAGGATTAGATGCTTTAGGTCATTTAGACAGAGTGTTAAAAAAAGAAAGAGAACTAGACGTTCTTTTTGTTTCTTATTTTAACGAACTAAGAGGCAATAAATAAATGAAATTATCAATAAATCTTAATGGAAAAATTATTGAAAAGCAAGGAAATCAATTTTATTTTATAGCTGAAATAGGAACTAATTATGTGGAAATAGCAGAAAGTGAAAAAAGGCCACTTCTAGAAACAACAGAAAAAATGATAAAAGATATTGCTGATGCTGGAGCTGATGCTGTTAAGTTTCAAATTTATACACCTGATGGGCTTGCTGATAAAAAAGAAATTCCCGAACAATTTGAATATTTAAAAAAACATGCACTACTTACTTTTACAGATTATGATTACCTGATAGAAATATGTAAGAAAAATAAAATTGAATTTATTGCAACTTTATTTACTGACGAAGCTATAGAATATTTTGGACCAAAACTTAATATTTTTAAAATTTCCTCTCCAGATATTACAAATAAACCAATGTTAATGAAAATTGGAAAATTTGGAAAACCAGTAATTCTTTCTACTGCTGGTTCAACTTTAGTAGAAATTTCTGATGCTCTTAATTGGATTGGCAATGTAGAAATAGCAATTTTGCATTGCACTGGAAATTATCCAACTATGGAAAAAGATGTAAATTTTGCAATGATTAGAAATCTTAATGATTACTTTTCCAATGTTGTCGGTTACTCAGATCATATAAATCAGGATACTTTTTTAAATACTCCTTTATATGCTTTTCTAGTAGGAGCAAATATTATTGAAAAACATTTTACTTTTAACAGATTTTTAACTGGAAATGATCATTGGCATTCGCTTACTTCTTCTACGCTTAGAGCAAATATTAGATTACTCTCGGAAGCGCAAAAACTTTTGGGAAATTATCATAAAACAACACTAGATTCAGAAATAAGTTTTATAACTTTTGGCCGTAGAAGTCTAGCTACTAAAAACGATATAAAGAAGGGACAAATAATTAAAGAAGAAGATCTAATAGCTTTAAGACCAGGAACTGGAATTCTTCCATTTGAAATTGATAAAATAATTGGTTGTAAAGCCAAAAATAAAATTGACAAGAATACAATACTATATTACACTATGATTAGTGAAAAAAATGAAAACTCCCAGGCTTATTGAAATTCTTATCTCTGTAAAATATTTTAGACGAGGTAATAAGCTTTATCAACATTATCAGTATGATAATCAAAAAAATCTAAAATATATTTTAGATCCACGGTATTTAATAAAACAATTATTTAATGCAAAGATTGTAGAGCATTCTTTAACAAGAGATCTAGAATGTGAATATATTGAAAAAAGAGAAGAAACAGGAGAAGTAATTTTAACATATGAAACTACCAAAACTACTACTCCAGATCCTTTTTACTTTAAGGTAGTGGATTTCATTCCACCACATCCAGGTTGTGAATTTTGTCAATTTAAAAAAATAGAAAGTAATAATTTAATTTGCGTGTTTCAAAATAATAAAATATTAAAAAAAGAAATAATAGTCTGTCGCTTATTTCGTCAAAAAAGGATTTTTAGAAAATGATCATATTTTGTGACTTGGATAATACTATTTGTAAAACCCATGAGTATTTTTTACAAAACTGTAAAATAAGATTTAGCAGACATGATTTATTCTATGATAAAGAGAAATTAAGGGCAAGTGATTATCATCTAACTGAATGGTTTGTAAATAGCAATTTGGCAACTGAAGTAGAAGCTCGCGCCATGAAAGAAATTATCTTTAATGATGAAAATTACTGGGCTACAATTCCTCCTATGGATGATGCAATAGAGGTGATTGAAAGATTATCTAAAAAACATGAAATATTTATAGCTTCTGATGCTATTACTGTTAATAATGATGTATGCATGACTGGTAAAAAAAAGTGGATGAAAAGATTTCTTCCCTTTATTAAATCCTCCCAGTTAATTTTTATTCAAAATAAATCAATGCTTAAAGGAGATTTACTCATTGAAGATGTAGTAGAACAAATAATCAATTTTAAAGGAAAAACTATGCTTTTTGATTATTTTTATAATAGAAAATGCTTTTCTACTTGGAGAGTTAATTCTTGGAAAGAAGCAGAAGAAATTATCCTTAATTACTTGTAGGAGTTATAATATGGCTAAAAAAATTCTGGTAAAATTTTCTGATGCAAAAACTTATGCTATACCAGCTGAGTTTGTAGCAAATGCTAGAGCTAAGTATTATGCTGATAAAGATGTTTTAAAAAGTGGCGGTGTTTTTGCTGAAATCTTTCAACAAGAATTTGAATTCACAATGAAAGATGATGAAGAACTACTAGATTGGCTAGAGAATAATGTAAATTGGGAAGATGTAAAAGAAATAGCAGAATTATATAATGTAGAATACTTTCCAGCCAATTATGATGATGAATTTGGTTCTGCTTATAAAGAAATAATAAGCGAATGAATGAATAAAATAAAAACTTTATCTAGAGTATTTAGTAAATATTCTATTGAAAGAATGAAAAATTATCCTCCATCTTTTGCTCCAATATATTTTATAATAAAGAAAGATGTACTTGGAGAAGTTATAGACTCTTTTTTATCCAATGGAATATCTCTATGGTGGTCTTTTTTATCCAATGGATTATCTCTATGGTGGTCTGGTTGTATTTATGTAAATGGAATATATAAAGGAATGTTAAATGAGTAAAAAAGTAGGTGTTATAATTCAGACTAGGCTTACATCAAGTAGGTTTCCCGGAAAAATGTTTGTTCCACTTTCTAAACTTCCTTTATTACAAAGAAGTATGATTGCTGCTAGTGGAATTAAGGCAGATGCATATTGTCTAGCAGTTCCTTTTAGTGAAGTGAAAATATTTGAACCATTTGCTAGAGAACTGGAATTTGAAGTAGTTGGAAGTGATGAATTTAATGTTGTTGAAAGATTATGTCATGCTATAGATAGATATAAACTTGATGTAGTGATACATATAACTGGAGATAAGGCTTTCGTTTCTGCTAAATATACGCAACTTGCTTTAGAGCATTATCTATCTCACACTTGTGATTTAACTTCTTATGAAGAAAGTCCTTTAAAAGAAACCACTGGAGCAATTTATTATCCTCCTGTTTTATTTAACGCCTTAGACTCTATTGCTACTACACGGCATCAACTAGAACATGTCAAACCTTGCTTTACAGAAAATCCAGACTGCACTTGCTGTAAATTACCAATTCCAGAACATTTAAAGAAAATAAAAAATTTTACTTTTATGATTGATACAATGGATGATTATTTAAAAGTAAAAGAAGAATATGAAATTTTATATCGTGGCTGGCCTTTAGAAATTGATGAAATAGTAGATAGATGGAAATGAAAGTATTAAAAGTAGTAGAACCCGGAAAGTTTGAATTTGAAGAAATATCTATTCCAGTACCAGCAAAAGACGAAGTTCTTTTGAAAATGAAGTATTGTGGAATTTGTGGTTCAGATATAAAAGTTTTTACCGGACAACATCCTTATGCTGCTTACCCAAGAATCATGGGGCATGAAATTTGTGCTGAACTTGAAGGAGAACTTGTTTCTGTAAATCCTTACTTTACTTGTGGGCAATGTTCTGCTTGTAATAGTGGTAAGAGAAATTGTTGTCTAAAAAACCAAACTATGGGAGTTCAGCGTGATGGTGCTTATGCTGAATATATAGTTGTTCCCTCTTCTCAAATTATTTATAATAGAGCTAATTTAATTCCAAATTTTCTAGCTATACTAGAACCTTTTGCTGTTGCTCTACATGCTATAAAGAAAGTGGAAATACATGCTCTTGATAAAGTAATGATTTTTGGAGCTGGACCTATTGGTGCTTTCTGCACTTATATATTATCTAATTTACAGGCAAATCCAGTTGTGGTAGATCCACATCACGAAAAATTACGAATTGCAATAAAATTAGGTGCTAATAATATTGTTTATACACATGAAATAGGAAAACATTTTCTAAATTCAGGAACTGGTGATTACGATGTTTGTATTGATGCCTCTGGTTCCAAAGAAGCAATTTGGAATTGCTTTAATTTTGTAAAAACTGGTGGTAAAGTAATTTTAATAGGACATAGTAAAGAAGAATTTTCAATGCCACACTCGGACATTATTAAAAAAGAACTTACAATTTTCGCTTCCAGAAATAGTGTTGAGTTTTATGAAGCACAAATAGAAATGATGCGTGACTGGAGAAATTTAAATAACGCTATTACTGATATAGTACCATTTTTAGAAGTTCCAGAATTTTATAAAAGTTTAGTTGCTAAAGACGATAACATTGTGAAGGCATTAATTAAGTTTGTTTGAATTACATAAAGTGTATCCTCATTCGTTAGCAACACCATTTACAAAAATTGAATATTTAATTAAAATATTTAAAGATGGAACTAAATTAGTTGATTTTAATACTGCTATGATACTTTTAGATATGGACTTACAAGTATTGGGTGAATATGATTAATTTTCACAAATTGGAAAAACTTTATTACTTAAGAATAATGTTTGCTTTTGGAATACCACAAGCAGTGAAAACTCAAGCAAAAATAGAGAAAATGTTTGCCGAAGCTGATATTCAATGCAAATTTGAAAAATTTTTTCGTGGAACCTAAAATGAAATTCAAAATTCCTGAAAAGATATTATTAAATTTTCTCAAAACAAACCTAGGAGAAGTTAAAATAACCTTAACAGGTGAGTGGAGAGTTAATACTCCTTTTACACAAGATAATAAGTTTCATCTTTATATAGAACCTAATAAGGGAGTTGTATTTGATTTTAAAAGTGGTTTTAAGGGTGACATAATTTCTTTCATAGCAGAATTTTTACAAATAGGAAAGAAAGATGTAATACCAACTATTTTAAAAGAATATGGATTAAAAGGGGAGTTTGATAATTTGCGTGTCGAAGATTATGTAAATAAATCAGAAGAATTAATTCTCCCAAAAGGTTTAAAATTTTTCTCAGAAGAAAAAACTGGAATAATGAGAGACCAAGCTTATTCTTATTTATTAAATAGAGGAATTCCAGAAGAAAATATTCAGGAATTTGGATATATTTACGAACCAGGAACAGAATTTGATAGAACCATATTTATTCCCTTCTTCGAAAACGGAAAAATAGTTTATTTCACAGCAAGAGATTTTACAGGAAAAAATCTTAAGCGATATACTAATCCTTCTAAAATTAACTCAAAACAATTTGTATATAATCACGATAAAATTGAAGATGTAGTTTTTATTTTTGAAGGCGTTATGGATGCTATTTCATTAAAGGAACAAGTAGGAACCGCCATGCTCTCCGCAGATATAGGTAAAAAACAATGTATTAAAATTCTTAATCGTGCTCCTAATACAATAGTTTTCGTTCCTGATAATGATGAAACTGGAGAAAAAACTTTAGAAAGAAATGTAAATCTTTTAATGAAATTCAAACCTCCATCATTAAAATTGAAGATACTAACTTATAAAGTGGAAGGTGCTAAAGATTTTAATGAAAGTAAGCAAAATCATATATTTCTATTGAAGTGTGAAAAATGGCAACCAAAAAATATTGGCAGAACATTCAACCTAAAAAAGTCCTCAATCATCTAGACAGAATAACTGCTTTAGTTGCAGTATTTCATTTAGGTAAAGACATCTATGAAGGTAAGATAATTAAATTTCGCGTATGTGATAGGAACATAAATATTGGAAGATGAACTTAATTATAGTTTTTTAACTATTTATAAACGCTTAAATTTTTTAATTAGGATATTTCATATGAATCCAGAAAATATTAAAGTTCCTTTATCGCTTTTTCAGTTTGACGTAATTGTAAAAAATGCTTTTAAAAGTCAATTTACAGCAAGGAAAAGTCCTTACAGTGGAGTTAGAATTTATAAATGGGGCAAGATAAAATAAATTTTTTAATAAAACGAATTTTTAATTATCCAGATAAAACGAAATTATATAAATTAAGTTGTCTACTGGAAGCTGTAAAAATTTTTTCTCCAAGGGGAGCTGGTGTTAAATATGGCGAACTTACTTATACTTGGATCAGGGATATCCCAAGCGCCAACAATACGAGCGGCAAAAAAATTAGGTATTACCTCGATAGTTCTAGACGGATCTTCTGCAGCTGCTTTCAAGAATGAAGCAGATAAATTTATTGTATGTGATATAAAAAATCATGAAGCAGTTTTAGAAATAGTTAAAAAAGAAAAAATAAACGGAATTGTATGTCCTGGAACTGATTTTTCTTATACAGCAGCTTATGTTGCAGAAAAATTAGGTCTTCCCGGAATTAGTCCTGCTGTAGCACTTATGTGTCAAAATAAATACGAACAAAGACAAGTATTAAAAAAAGCAGGATTTTTTGTTCCCAATTATGTGCTGATAAGAGGAAACGATTTTTATAAACTAGATCAACTTCAACTTCCAATAGTAATTAAGCCAGTTGATAGCATGGCTGCTAGAGGAATTAGAGTTACTCATAATTATATAGAAACTTATTCAGCTATTGATGAAGCAATGAAATTTTCCAGAACCAGACAGGTAATAGCAGAAGAATTTGTTGAAGGTATGGAATTTAGTATTGATGCTTTAGTATTTAATAATGAAGTTTTTATAGTTGGATTTGCTGATAGACATTTTATGCTTTATCCATATTTCATTGAAAATGGCCACACAGTTCCCTCAATTTTAAATTGGGAAGCTAAATATTATATTTGTGAAACATTTAAAAATGCTGTAAAAAGTCTAGGAATAACTATGGGCGCAGCAAAAGGCGACATCAAGCTTACCAGTAAAGGAATAATGATAGGTGAAATTGCTGCCCGTATTTCCGGAGGATTTTTATCTGGCTGGACTTACCCATACTCTTCTGGAATTTATCCACATGAAAATTTAATAAGACTTCATTTAGGAGAACCACCAATTACTTGGACAGAAGAAAGTTTGGGCTTCTCTGCCGAAAGAGTTTTATTATCTATTCCTGGAAAATTAAAAGAAGTAGTAAATCTAAAACAAACAAGTAATTATCCAGGTATAAAACTTATTCATCTACATGTAAAACCTGGAGAAGAACTTCATTTCCCTTATAACAATACGCAACGATGTGGTAGTATAATTTCCTTTAGCAAAGAAAGAAGTGATGCTATTTATAGAGCACAAATAGCTGCTGCTAATACTATTTTGAGACTTGAACCAAATAATAAAGAAACTATTAAATGGTTAAAAGCAGATGATGGATTTAGAATGTATAGCCCAGGCAAAAAAGAAACTGACTGGCACAATGCTGACATAGCCAAAAATTTAGAAATAATAATAGAAATTACTGGAAAATCTTTACAGAAAATAACTAATACAAAAAATTTCTGGAAATACTTCTACCGTGGAGGAATTCAAGGAGGACTTTTTTGTATAGATAGCCTCCTTTAAAAATAAAAAGCCCCTCTAAAAGAGGGGCTAATTTTTTTATAAATCTTATTCAAAAGCAATCATAAAAACTTTAATTCCATGTCCAGCAGTCAAGCCGCACCAAGTATCTCCATAAGCATTTATTCTTAAGTAACTGTTCAATTTTCCAGGATAACCAGTTAAAGTTTGTACTGTAGTAGTATTCAAGTCTGTTGAAATCCAAGTGCCTGTTCCAGCAGTACCTATAAATTCTTTTGCTCCTAAAAATATTCCAGTTCCTCCGTTAGGTCTCATGGCATTGGGGAATGAGTCACCATCAAACCATCTTACACCATCTGGAGATGATTGCAGTTTTAATTGCCACATACCAGCATAACTACCATGTCCAGCAGTAGCTGTAGTTATAGCAGCTCTATTATCAGCATGTATCCAAGCATAAACTCTTGAAGGTGAGAAACCACAATTTAAAGTACCAGTATTAAAGGTAGCTGTAAGTAAGGTCGAGTCACCAAAAGTTCTTGTGGCTGGCAATAAGTAAGTACTTGCCGCATAAGGTTTTTCAAGTAAGTTAGCTCTATCTGCCCCAGCATAAAATGCTTGAAATTCAACATCTACTCTAGCTCCATGTCCAGGAGACATTGAATCTGCACTAGGAATAGTAGCAACTATTTTCATTTTTTCAGCTAGAGGAATTATATATTCTTGTGCTATTGGTAATGCTCCAGCAGTATATCTTAAATCTGTATATGTAGCTACTTTCAACCAAGTATCGCCATATGCTCTAGGAGTCCATCCACGATAAATGGAAGTATCTGACCAACCTACATAAACATTTATATAAATTGAGTCACCTATTGGTGTTGCGCCTCTTCTAGAAACTTTAGTTCTATCAAGAGCACTCAACATAATTCTTGCTGGACCAAATGGTCCACCAGCAAAAGGTGCCATTACAGCACTAAATATATTCTGCACAGGACCTGCTGTTTTAGAAGCAGGGAAAGCAATTACATCACTATAAGACTTTATTTTATTAGGATAACCAGTTATTGACATATTCAATACCCTCCATTAATTTTATCCAAAAGCAATCATGAAGAATTTAATTCCATGACCAGCTGTTAGACCACACCAAGTATCTCCATAAGCTTTTATTCTCAAGTAGCTATTCAACTTTCCAGGATAACCAGTTAAAGTCTTTACAGTTGTAGAACTAAGTCCAACTGATGTTCCGGCAGAAAATTCTCCTGCCGCTAGAAATGAACCAGTTCCACCATTAGGTCTCATATAATCTGGAAAAGAGTCACCATCAAACCATCTTACACCATCTGGAGATGATTGAAGGGTAAGTTGCCATTTTCCAGCATTGCTACCATGTGCTGCTGAAGCTGTAGTTATAGCAGCTCTATTTTCAGCTTGTACGCAAGTATAAACTCTTGAAGGTGAGAAACCACAATTTAATGCAGTAGAGTAATAAGTTGTAGTAGCAGTAGTTAAAGCTGAATCTCCAAAAGTTCTTAAAGCTGGCATTGTGAAAGTAGTTGTTCCATAAGGTTTTTCAAAATATATTGCCCTATCAGAACCACCATACATTTCTTGAAATTCAACATCTACTCTAGCTCCATGTCCAGGAGACATTGAATCTGCACTAGGAATAGTAGCAACTATTTTCATTTTTTCAGCTAGAGGAATTATATATTCTTGTGCTATTGGTAATGCTCCAGTTGGCACATATCTTAAATCTGTAAATGTGCCTACTCTCATCCAAGTATCAGCACGAACACCTGGACCAGCAGCAGGAACAAGTGGATCTTCCCAACCTACATAAACATTTATATAAATTGAGTCACCTATTGGTGTTGCGCCTCTTCTAGAAACTTTAGTTCTATCAATAGCGCTCAACATAATTCTTGCTGGACCAAATGATTCATCATTTCCCTTAAAGGGATACATTATGGCGCTGCTTATTAATTGTAAAGGACCTGCTGTTTTAGAAGCAGGAAAAGCAATTACATCACTATAAGACTTTACTCTATTTGAATAACCAGTTATTGGCATAATAAAATCCTCCGTTTCTATTAACTTGACTAAATCCAAAAATTGTAATACAATAAATAATAGTTTTCAACATCATATATATTATTATGAAAACCATACAAATAGAAGATGAATTACATAAAAAACTAAAAGATTTTTCTAATAAATCTGGAATGAAAGTAAAGTCAGTGGTTGAAAATGCCCTAGAATGGTACCTTAGACATGTGCAGATAATTGTTGAGTAAAAGGAAAAAAATATGGAATTAACTAAAAAAGAACTTATAGAAAATATTATAAGCACAGAAGTCACAGAAGAAGAAGCACCAGCTTTAATAAAGTTGGGAGAAGAAATGATTCCTTTTTGCGTTACTCATGGAGGAGTTGGTCTAGCTGCTCCACAAATTGGAACTTTTAAACGAATGTTTGTCTGGCAAATAAAAGAATCAAATAATACAGAAGGTTATCAAATAGTTTTTAATCCAAAGTATTACAAAAATGGAAAACAAGTAAGAATGCTTGAAGGTTGCTTAACTTATTCACAAGACCATTTTTTCATGAAGAGATGGAAAGGTATAACAGCAGTTTTTTATACTTTTTATGAAGGCAAGTTCTACAAGGTTTCCAAACAAATAAGTGGTATAAGAGCAGTTATTTTTCAACATGAATGCGACCATCTTGATGGAAAGACAATTGCTGTAGTTGGAGAAAAATTAGATGATGAAAAAAATAAATCTTTTATCGAAGATTTTCGCCGAAAAACTGAAATTCGTAGAGGAGTACCAGAAATACCGAACAATACAACAATTCAGCCAAAAGCTAGCATTGGCGGTGCGGGAAGCGCATCAGTTGAATTTCACCCCAATGTCTAGTAAAGAATTTTGGAATTTATTTTGAACTGGAAAATTAAGGCAATGATTAATCTTTTCATAAAAGGTAAAATTTGGCAAGAATGTCTTATAGGATGGTATCCTACTTATTGGCGTAATAATGAAAATTATGAATTTAGAACTAAATCTAACTCCTTATTGTGGAACCCTAGGAATTAAAAATAGATGAATAATAAAAAACGAATTAATAGCAAGAAAAAAGGAAATTCTAATGAACTTCTCGTAGCAAAACTTTTTTCAAAAAGATTTGGAAAAACCTTTCAAAGAGTTCCCGCGTCAGGCGCGCACGGGACAAATCTAGCTAGCACTGGTTTGAGGCAAGATGCTTTAGAGATTTTAAGCGGAGACATAATTTGTCCTATAGATTTTAAATTTTCCATAGAAGTCAAAAGTAGATCCAAAATAAGTTTCTGGGATTTATTGAATAAAGAAGACGGAGAAATTGATAGTTGGATTAAACAAGCAGAAGAAGAAGCAAGAATTTCTAAAAAAGAATTCCTGTTAATAATTCGTGTTAATAACCGCAAACCATTTGTAATTTTTAAAGATACCACTTCTGCTGTTTATCCCTGCTTAATTTATAAAGAAGTTTATATCATAATGAGAATGGACTATTTATTAGAGTATCCAGACGCATTTTTTTTCACGTAAAGATATAATTATGAAACTAAATAAATTATTACAAAACTTTAGAGATGTAAGTGGTGCCCAACTCAGAAACGCAGAAGATTTTGAAGAAATGCTAGAAGAATTAGTCCTGAAAGCAAGAGCAAAAGATGGAGAGAATATAACTCCGTGTTCTGGTAATAAGGATTTCTCAACTTGCGTTACTGCCCATAATAATGACTTGATGCTTTGGTATAATGGAAAAGACCACTCTACTAAAACAGTATCTACAAAAGTGATTTAACATGGACTTGGAAAATTATTTGCTAGAGGTCCAGCTAAAAACTACAAAAAGTATAAACTCCATCTTTAATGTTGCTTTGAAACAGATTTTCCAGCCAGAGTTTTTGAGAAAAATAGAAAATACCCTTCGTAAAACTATTAAAATAAGAGAAATTGATAACCGTAATCAAAAAATAGTTGCCTATAATCAAGGTTCCAGCATCTACATAAACAAACGTCCTTTTGGTGCTCTAGTGCTTACTAAAAAAATGAATTACCTTTTACATGAATTTATCCATGTTTTACAAAATATGCGTAGATTTTTTCTGTTTCGTGGATTTAAAGAAATTAATGACATGACAGCAGACTTAAATGATGTGGTAAAAAGTAATTTAGTAAAATCATTTCCAGAATTTCTTACAGGTAAAAGTGTTAGAATAGGTGGCGGAGATAAATACGAAATTCTAGCGTATGCAATGAATGGAACATTAGATTGGACTGCCCTTACTAAAGAAGGACAAGAAAAGTTTGTAAAAATCCTTCGTGAATACGGTGTATTTAATCTCGAAAATCAATTCTGGCATTCTAGACTTCCCTGATTACTTCTCTTGACAATAAACAAATAATTTCATATAATATAATATGAGTGTAACTCTCGATAAAGTATGTGAAAAAATAGTTACTATAACTAGCACCGCTGTATTGACAAAAATTTGGATAATTCAATTATTATTTAATAGATTTATAAAAGAAGTAAAACTTACCACTAAAGTAAAGTCTCTATGTTTAAAAGTAGTTTCAAATGGATGTCATTTCGAAATTAACCTTTTTAGATATGGTATTAATAACGATACTATTTACTTAAATGGAAGCATTAAAGTTGAGTAAAAAGATAGAATTATTATCTCTATTGTTTTATTATACCTATAAGGTAGAAGATCTTTTTATATGTCTTGTTGGTGTATTTAGTAATCCTAGCGAAATTTCAATAGGAATAGGTTTAAAAAAAGTGAAAATAGCAAATAAATTTTATGGAAAAAAAATTCAGTATTTAATAAATTATAGATACTATGAAGGGGAAGAATTTATTTCTCATGGAGAATAGTAGTGGGAAATATAAGTGATAAAATGAATTTCTTAATTAGTTTATTTGGTAAGCGTAAAATATATTTAATTAAAAGAGCAAGGGCTGCTAAAATGATTTTAACTGGTGTAGCAAGTGGCAGAAAATAATATAAAAATTCCCAGTTTTGAACTGGAGCCAATGATTTTGGCTTACGCATTAAATAATGTCTCATTTTTTCTTAAAATAAAAAGTCATATTGATACTTCTAAATTTAAAGGTAAAAGTTATTTTAATGATGAAAAATACCAGAAAGTTTTTAATATATTGTGTAAGTATTTTGACAAGTATAGAGCATTTCCACAGAAGAATACTTTAAAGGCATTAGTAGATAGATTAGAAGAAGACAAGGACATCAAGTTATATGAAGTTGCTATAGTTGAAAAAGCATATAGTTATGATTTAACTTCTCTAGATCCAAAGTATTTAGAGGATGAAGTGCTTAATTTTATAAAGGAAACAAAGGTTTATGAAGCAATTTTGGCTAGCCAGCCAGATGTTGAAAATAGGAATTTTGGTGCTATAGTTTCCAGAATTGAAGATGCTGTTAGAATTAATTTTGATAAGGATTTGGGAACTTCCTTACTTGACATTGATGATGTATTTAAAAAGATTAAGCAACTTGATGATGTAGCAAAAATATCAACTGGATTTACTCAACTCGATAATATGCTTGATGGGGGATTACACCCAAAAGAAATTTATATTTGGGCTGGAACTCCCGGAATTGGAAAAACTTTTTTTCTTGGTAATATGGCATTAAATATGTTTTTAGCTGGTAAGAAGGTTCTTGTTTATACCTTCGAAACGTCCGTGGAAAGATTGATGATGCGCTATATTGCCAATATAGTCAATATGACGAAAAAAGAAATTCTACTTAATGAAGAAGGTGTTGGACGAAAAGCTAGAGGTATATTTAGTTCTACTGAAGGTGATTTAATAGTTAAAGAATATAATGCTAATAGTGTTTGTAGCAATGATTTAATGTCGCACATCAATGACCTGATTATGTATAAGAAGTGGAAACCTGATGTAATAGTTGTAGATTACATACTTATTATGAATGCTAATGATAGACATTTGGATAGGGGTGCTACTTATAGTTATTTCAAAGCAGTAACAGAAGAATTACGTAATATAGGAAAGAGTTTATATTTACCTATATTAACTGCTTGCCAGATAAATAGACAAGGGCAGGGAGACAAAGGTGGCTCAAAAAATATTACAACCTCTAAAGATATAAGTGAAAGTAGAGGAATTTATGATACTGCTGATGTGTTTATAACTATCAACCAAACACCATCCGATAAGAAGAAAAATAAGTTCTTTCTATATTTTGACAAAAATAGAAACGAGAGGACTGGTTCTGTAATTGCTTATGATGCTGTATATGAGACAATGAAATTAACAGAAGGTGGCGTAATAAGTGTTGTATGAACTAACATTTAAATGCGGACATAAAGAAAAGGTTTCTATTACAGGACCTAAAGAATTTAAGGAAATTAGGGCAAATGAACTACAAAAAGAATTATGCCCTAAATGTAAGGAAAAGAAATGAAATGCGTTTATTGTGGAAGAAGTATTTGGCCGTGGCAAAGTAGAGCACCTGAAACTAATGGATATATTCACGATGATGCACTTTTTCATAATTGTAAGTTTAAAAAATGGACTGATGATTATTTTAAAGAAATGGATGAAGCATATAATTACTTAAATAAGAAACATAATGAATAAATCTAACTGCCAGAAACAATGGGAATATATGAAACACGGAAAAATTGAATACTACAATGTTATTCCTTGCACTAATCCTCCGGGAAGAACTTATCACTGGATAGATGGGGGACAATGTTTCGGTCCGTGGATTATATTAATTGAATAAAATAAAAATAATTGCCAAATACTTTAATTTTGATAAACATTATTATTTTTGGGGTAATATGGTTTTTGTAAGAATGACAATTGAAATAACTAAAATTCATTACATAGCAATGCTTTTTCATTTTAAGCATATTAAAAAATACTTAAATGATAATGATTATGCTTTTGATGATGAATGGTTAGAAAAAGATACTTCGCCATTTGAAATTAATTTAAATATGAATGATGTATTTGTTTGGG